GGTCCCCGGACCTGCGCACCGTGCGGGTCCCCGCCCAGGTTGGCCGAAGCGGTTCCCTGCGCGCGGGAGCAGGCCGCAACCTGGAACGGCAGCGCTCCTCAGCGGGAGCGCACCGGCCTCGCCTCCGTTTAGCCGCGACTCCCTGACCTGCGGTAAGTCACCAGTCCTCACCGGCGGGTAAGCAGGATCGAGACACCACCCTCCGTTTAAGCCCGCCCCATGCGAAACCGGCCGGGAGGCGTGCCCCATGCCAACCCCAGACCGCGGCCGGTGGTGCGAGGAGCACCAGCGTTTCGAGTGCGTCAGCCCCCGCAAGTCCGGCCGGGGCGACTGCCACCAGCACCACCTCGTCCGCGGCTCGGACAAGTGCCGGATGCACCTGGGCAGGAAAGCCGCCCCCGTCATCGCCGAGGCCCTGGCCCGCAAGGCCGTCGAGACCTACGGCCTCCCTCGCGACATCTCCCCGACCGACGCCCTGCTCGAAGAGGTCCGCTACTCCGCCGGCCACGTCGCCTGGCTCCGCGTCAAGGTTTCCGAGCTCGAAGCCGCGGATCTCGTCTGGGGCAAGACGGAAGAGACCGACAAGGGCGCCACCGAGTTCGCCGGAGTCGACACCACTCACTCGGCCACGGCGAACATGTGGCTGGAGCTGTACCACCGGGAGCGCAAGCACCTGCTCGACCTGGTGAAGACGGCGATCTCGGTCGGCATCGAGGAGCGGCGGGTCCGCCTCGCGGAAGCGCAGGGCAGCCTCATGAACGACGTGATCCGCCGCATCCTGGCCCGGCTGTCCCTGAACGCGGACCAGTCGGCGCTGCTGCCCGTGGTGGTGCCCGAGGAACTGAGGCGCGCTGCTATCGCCGCGACGGCCCCGCTGAACTGACCGGAGGCCGCGCGTGACGGCGATGGCGTTCGAGGCCGCCGCCGCGGAGTGGGACCCGCCGCCCGAGGATGACGGCCCCCGCTGGGAGACACCCGGCGACCTGGCGAAGGCCATCGACCCCGCGACAAGGCAGACTCCCGCGCTTGACCGGATCGATGAGGGCATCGCGTGGGCCTACAGCACGCCCGGCGCCAGGCTGCTGGTCTCGATGCCCCCGCAAGAAGGCAAAACGGTCAGGTGCTCGAAGGTGGGCTCCCTGTGGGCGCTCACCCGCAATCCGGAGACACGGATCGGCATCGCGTCCTACGCTCAGTCGCTGGCCGAGGGATTCGGCCGCGAGGTCCGCAACTGGATCACCACCTACAACGGCGATGAGGGCACGCTGGACCTGGGCTTGCGCATCGCCCGGGACAACGGCTCGGCCCGCCGATGGCAGCTTGACGGCCACCGCGGCGGCATCGTCTGCGTGGGCATCGGCTCGGGCCTGACCGGCCGGCCACTCGACGCGCTGGTCATCGACGACCCGTTCGCCGACGCCGAGCAGGCCGGGAGTGCCTACTACCGCGACCGGGTGTGGGATTGGTGGCAGTCGGTCGGCTCGCCGCGGCTCGCTCCCGGCGCCCCTGCGATCGTGATCCTGACCCGCTGGCACGAGAACGACCTCGCGGGCCGTCTTGTCGCCGCGGAGGACGGCCACCGCTGGCGCGTCATCAACATCCCGGCTCTCGCTGACCACGACCCGGCCAGGGGTCAGAGCGACCCGCTCGGCCGCGAGCCCGGCGAATGGCTCACCTCGGCACGCGGGCGCACCGTGGCCGAGTGGGAGCAGATCCGCATACAGGCCGGGTCCCGCGTGTTCGCCGCCCTGTACCAGGGCCGGCCGAGCCCCGACGCGGGGAACGTGTGGCAGCGGCAATGGTGGCGGCGCTACGGCACGCCGCTGTGGTCGCAGCACCCCGACCGGCCGGACGCCTACCTCGTCCACGAGTACGACGAGCTGCTGATCTCGGTCGACGCCGCATTCAAGGACACGAAGTCCAGCGACTACGTCGTCATCCAGGTGTGGTGCCGGCGCGGCGCGAACGTCTACCTGCTCGATCAGGTCCGCAAGCGCCTGAGCTTCACCGACACCCTGACGGCATTCCTGGCCATGGTCGCCCGCTGGCCGCAGGCGGCCCGGAAGCTGATCGAGGACAAGGCCAACGGCACCGCGGTCATCGACTCCCTTAAGGCGAAGATTCCCGGCCTCATCCCGGTCACCCCGCATGAGTCGAAGTACGCGCGGGCCAGTGCCGTGTCCCCGTTCATCGAGGCGGGGAACGTCTTCCTTCCTGCTGCCGAGATTGCCCTGTTCGACGCCGAGGCGTTCATAGACGAGGCGGCCGGGTTCCCCAACGCGGCGCACGATGACCAGGTCGACGGCGCGTCACAAGCTCTCGCGGAGCTGCTCTTGGACGGGAACGGCGCGCAAGCCTGGATCGCGTGGGCCAAACGCAAAGCCGAGGAAGCCGCCGCAGCCCCGGACCTGGCGACAGCTGAGGCCCGCGTGCGCGAGCTCTATCCCAGCCCGTACCAGGAGTGCCGCAAGCCGGACTGCCTGCGCATGGTCAGCCTGGGCGCGGCGTACTGCTGTGTCCCGTGCTCGGACGCCGCCGATGGCGGCTGCGAGATCCACGCTCACAGCAACGGATGCGACCAGCGCGCCGCAGAGCGCAGCAACGGCCACGCGCCGGCCGAGGACCCGCCCAGCGTCCCCCTTGACCCTGCTGAGGCCCGGAGGATGGCACGTAACGCGGCGTTCAAGGCGGGGGCGTGGACGTAGGATTCGGCCGTTACCAGCGAAACCGGCAGCGACGAGGAGTTCACCGCGCTGCTGCGGCAGCAGGTCTGCGACGCGTTCGGCGTGAAGCCGTGGGAGATCGGCATCGGCCCGGCACCGTGGCATGTGCGGCTGCTGGCCCCGCTGCGGTGGCGCTGGTGGTGGTGGCGGATCAGGCGCACGTGGTACCGGCTGACGGAGCGGGAGAGCGCGGGCGATGAGTGGTGAGCCGGGGGCAGCGATGGCGGCTGAGGTCTCCCGCCGGGTCACGGTCACCGAGACACGCCCCGCCACCCTGTTCGGCTGCACCTGGGCCGTCATCCCCGGCCGCGATTTTCCCGCCGCGCTGGACTTCGGGTTCCCCCGTTCCCCGTGGTACGCCCTGCGGCTGACCGCTGACCGCCGGTTCATCTCCGGTTTCGCGTGCCCGGATGAGGCGAGCGCCCGGCGGCGGGTCGCTGATGACCGGGCTGTCCTGCTGGACGCCGAGACGGATCACTTCGAGCGCACGGGCGAACTGCCGGCGCCTATGACGCCGATCCTGGTGGACGCGCCTGTCATCGCCTGACCTGCCCGCCTGACCTGCCGATGCCCTGACCTGAGCGCTTGCGAGGTGGGGCATGGGCATCCGCTCCCGGCTCGGTGACACGCTGGTGAGGGTCGGCAAGACCTTCGGGACCTCTGTCCCGGCCTCGTTCACGCAGGGTGAAGCGGCCAGCCAGATGACCCCGGCCTCCCCGTTCAGCCCCGGTACGCCGATCGGGCCCTACGACGGCTACGACCGGGTGCCGCGGTCGTTCAACTTCACGACCGGGTACAACATCTCGGCCCGCCCCCGGCTGCACGAGGCTGTGTCGTTCAGCACCCTGACCGGGCTGGTGGAGTCCTACGACGTCGCCCAGATCGTGATCTGGCATCGCATCGACTCCATCCGGTCCCTGGACTGGAAGCTCGTCGCCGCAGATCACTACTTCGGCGACGTCACCGACGCGATCCCGCTGGGCCTCGCCGCGCTGCGCAAGCCGGACCGGAAGAACTACTTCAAGACCTGGCTGGCGAAGTACCTGTACGACATCCTCGCGTGGGACGCGGGGACGCTGTACCGGCAGCGGAACCGCGCCGGGCGGTGCATCGGGCTCGCACCTGTCGACGGCCGCTCGATCGCGCCGCTGCTGGACTACTGGGGCAACTCCCCGGACGAGCCCGCCGAAGCCTACGTCCAGTACGTCAACGGCCTCCCGTGGAACTGGCTGACCAGGGCCGACCTGATCTACGAGCCGTTCCGCCCGGTCTCCGGCTCCCCGTACGGCCGGCCGCCGATCGAGTCCGTCATCCTCAACGCGAACACAGACCTGCGGTTCCAGGTCTACTTCCTGCAGCGGTTCACGCAAGGCAACCTCCCGGCCGCGTTCGCCGCCTCGCCTGACTCGTGGTCACCGGACCAGATCGAGCAGTTCCAGGCGTACTGGGACGCCATGATGCTCGGCGACCAGGCGGGCAAGCACCAGGTCAAGTGGATGCCGCCCGGCTCGAAGTTCGAGTGGTCGGATGAGAAGGACTTCAGCGACGTCTTCTCGCTGTTCATGATGCGGAAGACAGCCGCCGCCTATCACGTCGTGCCGTCTGACCTGGGTTTCACCGAGTCGGTCAACAGGTCATCCGGCGAGTCGCAGGCCGACGTGCAGCACCGCGTCGGGGACCTCCCGCTGATGGAGCACGTCGAGGAAATCATCTCGATGTGGCTGCAGGACGATCTCGGACTGCCGCTGAAGCACGAGTTCGACCGCGGCGAAGAGCAGGTCGACCAGCTGGCCCAGGCCGAAGCGGACCAGAAGTACATGGACCGCGCCGTGGTGTCCTCGAGCGAGATCCGGGAGATGCGCTACGGGCTGACCGACTCCACGCCGGTCCCGCGGGTGTTCTTCTCCGAGCGGGCCGGGCCGATCCCGCTGAACTCCCTGCTCGGCGTGGCCGGGCCGGTCGACCCGCAGACGGCGGCACCGGAGCCGGGGGCCAAGCTCCCGCATCAGGCGTTCACGGTCGTTGAGGGTGTCGTGACCAGCCCGCCGCTGATCGGGGAGCCGCTGGCGGAACAGGAGTACGGTCCTGCCGCGCTGCCTCCGGGGTCGGCGCCGGTTGCCAAGGAAAGCGAAGGCGCGCCGGCAGCGGGCATCACCAGTGAGACCGGGGTCTACAGCTACGACCTTGAAGGGCGCAGCGACGAAGAGGAACCGGACGAGGCCGCGCAGGTAGCCAAGGAGATGTCCGCGTTCCGCCGGTTCGAGAAGGCCCGGCGGCGCTCGGGCGAGTGGCGCGACTTCGAGTTCCGCGCTGCCGATCCGGTGGCCGCGCACAACCTCAACGACGGCGGCAGGCTCGCTGTCCGCAAGGCTGCGGGTGAAGTGGCCGTGGCGGGGCTCGCGGTCCTCGCTGCGGACACCGGCCGGGTGCTGATGCTCCAGCGGGCGCTATGCGATGGCGACCCGGCAGCGGGCAAGCTGGAATTTCCGGGGGGCCACCTCGAGCCCGGCGAAGGACCGCTTGAGGCCGCTTGGCGCGAGTGGTCCGAGGA